AACGGACTCCAGGGTTTCTGCCCTGGTAGGAAAGTTTATGAAGTGGACCCTGTCAGAAATGACAGAGTTTAATCGTGAAGTTGGGATCCTGGCAAACAATGTGCAAATGTATGGCAATGGAATTTTAGGCACTTATTGGTGCCGTAAAATTGACAGGTATTACGATGTAATTTCCCTGGAAGAAATTGCTCAACAGGCACCTGAGTTGGCCGAGGCAATAATGGCAAAGGACAAAAGTGCCAACCAGTTATTAGCTGAAGCATTTCCATCTTTAAAAAAGAGTAGAATCAATAAAATGATTAAGGGCCTGCAAAAGCAGGGCCAGGCAGAAGTGCCAAAAGAAAGACTGGTAGAAAATAGACCCAGTATAAAAAGTTACGAGATAGGCAGGGATATAATTTTTGACTCCAATGTGCTTAGTGATATTCAGAATGCCAGGGCAATTTATTGCGTTCACCACCATAGTCCTGAGTCCCTGAAAGAAATGATTTTTACCCAGGGTTTTGACCCTGACTTTGTGGATGAACTAATTAAAAACGGGGCATCACAAAATGCATCAGGTGATTTTACAGATTTTCCCGTTCACAGGAACCACGATGATATTGAACATTACGAAGGACTAATCAGGTTGGTCAGTTGTTACAGAAGGGAATTGGACGAAGACGGGGTGCCACTGATAAGCCACACTATTTTTTCAGAAGATACTGAAGGGTATGCAAAGCACGAATTGTCTGCCTATTCACAGGGTAAATATCCGTTTACAAGTTTCTGCCGAGAAACAATAAACCATCGTATTTTGGACTCCAGGGGAATATGTGAAATATTGCACCCCTACGAGCAAGCAATCAAAGTTGAGATTGATTCACGAATTGACCGAGCATCACTTTCCACAATTCCACCCCTTACTCACCTTGTTGGAAGAAAACCTGAAAGAATAGGACCTGGTAGTTTTGTTCCTGTTCGTAGACCAGGTGAAATTCAGTTCATGGACATACCTGCGTATTCACCTGCTTCGACTGAAGTGGAAAATGAATTACGCATGATTGCCAACAAAATTGCAGGTAGACCAACTAGCAATGAAGACCAGGTTGAAGCAAATTTAATTCGTCAGGAAATGATTAGTATGTGGTTAGCTAACTGGAGGCCCGTTCTTAAACAATTATGGCACCTGCAACGCACTTACGGGGGTCCTGAGCAATGGGTCAGGGCCACAGGTAATGAACAGGACTTACAGGCAACATTTGAGGAAACTAGTGAGCAGTTTGACTTTGAATTAACTTTTAATGCTGACTCCCTTGACCAAGATAAATCCCTGGATAAACTCAAGGCACTAGGTGAGGTATTCAGTCAATACGACAGGCAGGGACAGGCTAATTTTGGGGAACTGATGAAGTTGTTTGCCGAGTCAATTGACCCCAATCTTGCTGACCGATTAATTATGCCACAACAAGCATCGACTCAAAAGGAAGTGGAGGAAACAAGTTCTGATTTAGCAAAGATTGCATCAGGACAAGTTGTGAATGCCCCTGAGAATGCCAACCCACAATTACGAATGCAGGTTATCCAGGGTTACCTACAGGGAACGGAGGAGATACCTGGTCAAGACATTCAAAACAGGCTTGAAACGGATGAAGGGTTCAAAGCTAGGTTAGAAAATTATTTGAAGCAAATTAATTTCCAGGAGCAACAACAACGGAACGCATTGACGGGCAAACTGGGGGCACCCCCTGGTAATGTCCCTGCCTCAAGTGCCCAACCCCAACAAGTAAGTGGATAATTTAAAAGATGCGATTGCAGGTTTGCATGACAGACCTGACTTTGAGTTTTTAGTAAAGCATTTAAACGATATGAAGGATGGTTACATAGGTGACCTAACCTCAACTGCGAGTGTGGAAAATCCACAGATTTTGGCACACATAGCAGGTTGCATTTCCGTCCTGGATAACCTTATTCGTGAAATTAACGATGCCAGGCCCACAGGATCCTGAAGGACAGATTAAGTCTGCCGTAATCACTCTTTGTAATCAATTTTCCCAGGAGAGTGACCTGGAAGAAGAGCAGATCATTTCGTCAGTAGTAAATGGTCTAAATGAATGGTTAGAAGATGATGTAATTGAATTTACCCCTGATACTTAGTCTAAAACTAAATTTTTCAGGTTAAAATTAAGTTTCATGGCAGGGGCAACCCTGCAGTCAAGAATGCAACTTAATTTAAAATGCAGATTACAGACCAAACCGAGGTTGCCGAAGCAACAGAAGACACACCTAACGAAAATCTTTCCAGTGACGATTTACTCAATTTTATAGCGAGTGAACCAGTAGCTGAAGAGTCAACGGAAGAGGAGGTTACCACTGAAGAAACAGAGGTAGAGACTGAATCGGAAGATGGGAATGAAGTTCTTTCACAATCAGAGGACCAGGAAGAGGTTGAAGATGGGGATGACCAGGATGACCAGGAAGAGGAGGATAAAACTCCAAAATCAGTACAGAAACTTGTTAAGCAGATAGGAAAATTAACTGCCAGGGCAAAAAGTGCTGAGGAAAATTACCAGGCAATCCAGGCCGAGGTTTCTGCTTTAAGAAAAACAGAATCCGAGGAAAAAGCCCAGTCAGCATCCGTTTCCGAGGTTGAAACATTTGAACAATTAGAGGAGTTACGACAACAGGCAATTGGGGCCAAAAAATGGGCCAGGAAGCATGAAGATGAATCCTTTGTTGAAGAAGGTGGCCAGGAATACACCAAGGAACAAATCAAGCAAATACGGGACAACGCAGAAGACCATTTGGACGAAGCAATCCCTGCTAGAATGAAATTCCTCCAGGAACGGGCACAATCAGATCAACAAGCATTGGAAACTTTTACTTTCTTAAAAGATTCCAATTCACCTGAAGCAGAATTACTCCAACAGATTAATGCCAACGAACGATTCAAAGTTTTAGATACACTGCCAAATGGCCTGTATATAAAATCATTGATTGTAGAAGGTTGTAAGTCTGTTCGCACTAAAAGTTTAAAACCTGCTACCAAGCAGACCACAAAAAAGGTTCCTAAAGTTTTAAGTGAGCCACTAAGTGATGTTTCTCCTCCAGTCCGAAAAGTGAAAAACAAAAGTTCCGTTCTAGGAAAAGGTAATGTGTCTGAAGATCAACTAATCGCATTTTTATCATAATTTTTATCAAGGAGAAAAACAACTCATGCCACAAGCAACATCATATTCATTAGGAGACAGACCCTCAGTACGAGGTGCCAGGGAATCACTCGACAACACTTTACGCAGAACTGCAGTTGAATCTACACCCATGTTTGCAATGCTCTCACGGGGGCCAAAAGCAAAAGCAATGCTATCCGAGTGGATGGTGGATGACCTTTCCGAGGTTAGCTTCCCAGGAGTAGCAGACGGAACACCTTTAGCATTTGATGCTGACTTTGTTGATAAAACAACTGATCGGTGCCGTTTTGGAAACAGAATCCAACAGGTTCAAAGAACTTTCAGTGTATCACCACAAGCCGAGGCAGTGGATGTTGCAGGTCCTTCAGGATTGTATGCAACTTCAAAAGCTCGTGCCCTTATCGAGTTAAAACGAGATATTGAAGCACTTATTTGTTCAGACTCTGAAATGTCTGTTAGTGCAGTTTCAGGTGGTGTTCGTTCAGGTGACAAACTAGGTGCCCTGGGTGCATGGACAGACCCTGCCAATACTACTGCAGGTGGTGTTTATGGTTCTGCCCTTCAACAAGGTTACCGAGCAGTAACTGGATCCCGTTTTGACCTTACCAGTGCAGGTTCAATGACTGAAGCTAACCTTCGTGGTTTACTCCAGGCAATATTTGAACAACACGGGTCAGCAAGCAGTTATAAGTTGGTCGGTGGACCTGCCGTTTTAAACCAGGTAGCAGATATGACTCGTACCAGTGTTGCAAGCGACAATCCTTCTTTCCAACTTACTCAAAATGTTGGTGACGGGGTACTCAAATTGCAGGTCCAAGAGTATATTTCTGACTGGGGTCGTGTATATTTGATTCCTACCCTACTTAATGGTAGAACTTCAGGAGGGGCACTTAACACTGCTTCCCGTAACCGAGCATATATTATTCCTAGCGATAATCATGTTTCAGTTCGTTTCTTAGAAGACATTCGCACAATTGACTTGGAGGATGTTGACGGGGCAGGTAAACGGGGACTGGTTCGCACCATGTTGACCCTCACGCCTACTTCTGCAGGTAAACCCCTTGGTTCAATCGTTTAATCTTTGACCAGGTTTGTAGTTATCCTGGTTAAACATGGGGGGTCTTTTTCGTGGGGTAAAGGACCCCCCTTTTTTACATTATGAGTTTAAATATAATAATCCGAGGACCTAAAAAATCCATGTCAGATGGTGAGTTAAATGACTATCTTGCCAGGGAAAATAATAAGACTGCATATTACGAAAAGCAGAACTACATGAAGAGGCAACGCAAGGTTGCCAAGGACAATGAACACTTAAAGGGAACTAGTTTAAAAAACATGAAACCCACAGGGGCAATTGACCTGACAACCTTCGTGAGAATGGAACAAAATGACCCTGGATTTTGGGATGACAAAGGTAGCAGAGATTCCTTTATGAGGGATAACCCTGAGTGCCGTATCCAACCTGATTAATGCTTACTGAATCGTTTGCAGATGGATTATTGAAGTATAAGGCCCTACTTGGCCTGGATACTCTGAACACCCATGACGATTCTGTTTTTCGTGCAAATTTAAAAACCAGGTTCTCCCAGGCATTTGATGCATATGCTTGGCCTGATTTTTGTGTGTTTGGAGAATTAGTTTCACTCACTTCAAACTTCATTACAACCAATGATTCACAACCTGCAACGGGGGCATATTTAAGCACCTGGGCAGATAATGTTTTACGAATCCATAAACAGGATCCAAGCACTAACTTGAACACTGGTGATTATATTTACCAGGTTGACAGGGATCCGTATGGTTCAACGGCAGTAAAGATAATTAATTCCACCAGTCTGAGTGGTACTAATGTTTATGTATCGTACAAGAAGGACCTGGATACACTCATAAAAAGTTTAGTCACACCTGCAGGTACAACTGGATTTTTTGGGAGTGCAGTTTTAATAGGAGGTGACACAAATGTAATACCCAGTTGTGTTTACGACTATGTAATTTACGGGGCCTATGTTGACCATTTAAAGGCAGACGGGCAAAATCAGAAAGCAATTTTAGAAGAGCAATATGCTGACAAAATTCTACAGGACTCAATTAATAAAATAGAAAACACTGGCAGACAATTTCGCCACAAGATTGTAAGTGATAGGCCACGGAGTCAGTTTGCCCGTCACGGGTTTTCTCAGTCGAGTCAAGTTGTTTTACCAGGGCAGGGAGGTAGTCAATGACCTATGATGAACTAGAGCAAACCTTCCAGGCACAGGCAGGGTTACAAACCCTGGATGCAACGGACAAGTTTTTCTTTTTAAGCAGTTTGAACCTTCATGCAAAAGATGCATGGCACAGGGCAAAATGGCCTGAACTTTTAAGTGTTACTGAGCATAGTGTTTCTTCATCAGGAGGGTTCACTAATATCACCAGTTCAATAACTGGTGATGTTTTAGCAGTGTACGACAAGAACCCCTGGGTGGATATATCTGCCAACACAATTAATTACACTTTAATGGGTGACAAAATTGCCCTGCAACCCAGGTATCCAAATAGCAGTGTTTTCATATTAGAAAAAACTGCCTTTGTTCCTTATTCAGATTCGTCCACTAACATACCTGAATTTTTAGAAGCATACTTAGCCTCCGCAATTCTAGCTTCGTTTTTTAGGGGAGACGGACAATATGACAAAGCAGGTGTTGAAGAGCAACGGGCAGAAGAATTTCTACTTAGACAAATTGACAGAGTAGAGAGAACACAAAACCAAAATGCTCCCCTCGTTGGGACTTATTACACTAACTCACAATCCAGGCAAATTTTTCAAACCACATAAATCATGGGACTATCATCAATCAATATCGCTAATTCAATGGGATCCAATGGTTGCGTTTATGTTAACCATACCAACGCAACAACAGGAGAATTTTCTGCCGTTCAATTTACCACTGATTCAGTAGTCGGTGCCATAACGGGACCTATGGAAAATTCAGCAGACTTTATATCAGACGGGACAGAGTTTTCCCAGGGGCAGGTCATTTATATGCCAATTACCAGTCTGACTCTGGCAAGTGGAAAATGCCTGCTAATCCGAAAGTAAAATGCCTTTAGGAATACAACTGCATATCGGAGATATTGAGCCTGACTCAATTCTTGGATCCAACCCAGGTGGAGGGTTTGAGCTAGAGGAGGGCAATGACTTTTTGCGTTGTGAGGACGGAGACTTTTTAGAACTTGAAAATTAAATAAAATGGCAAATAAAAAAATAAGCGAATTGACGGGTTTGACAACCCCTGCTTCAGGGGATTTTTTCCCTGTAACAGATATTTCTGACACTATTACTTCAGGTTCTCCTAGTGGGACAACCAAGAAGGTAACCCTAACTAATCTAATGGCCCAGGCCCCCGTTCAATCGGTGGCAGGCAAGTCAGGGGCAGTAACCTTGGCAAATGCAGATGTAAGTGGCAGTGCTTCATCGGTTAGCCTGGCAACGGATAAAAGTGCGTTGCAGGCATTAATTAATTTACGGGCCACTCAGGTTAGTTTGGCAACAGACAAAAGTGCATTACAGGCATTGATTAATTTACGGGCAACCCAGGTTAGCCTAGCAACAGACAAGGCAAGTTTAACTGGATTAATAAACGCAAGGGCAACAGGTGCCCAGGGGACACTAGCAGACTCTGCTACACAACCTGGTGACAACATTTCTACCCTTACAAATGATAGTAATTTTATCACATCTGCAGGTTCACCCGTTCAATCGGTTGCAGGCAAAACAGGGGCAGTTAGCCTGGCGAACACAGATATTACAGGTAGTGCTTCATCGGTAAGTTT